GCCAGGGGGGGCGGCGCCGGCCGAGCCGTTGGGGCCCGTCGGTAACGGTCCGGCGGTCAGCCTATCAGGTCGAGACGAGCGCGCCGATCCAGGCAACGCGCTTCGTCACCGCGTCGTCGTTGGGGAAGTCGACGTCGATCTGCGACACGACCGCTTCGAAAGCCTGGTCGTCGGCCGGGATTTCGTAGATGAATTCGGTCACCTCGCCCGAGGCGAGGAGCTTCCAGAAGTTGCGCTCGGGTCCGTCTTCGGAGATGTCGAGCGTGAGCTCGCCATCGGCCTCGTTGTTTCCGAGCGTGACGCCCGAGGGCGACTTCCGGAGCGCGTGCTTGAGCTTCGCCCCGTTGCGCGCCGAGACGCGCGCGGTCGAGGCAAATTGCAGCGTGCCGTTTCCTACGGTCACTTGACCGCGCGGCATCCTGGGAAGGGGCATAGCTTCGATCTCCTTTCAGCGGATGGGCGCGTGGCTCACGTGCCTACATGGTTGATGACGAGCGACGTCTTCGCGAAGGGGCGCACGATGTCGAGGGGCACGACGAGGTCGAGCTGCGTGTCGTCGCTCTCGTCGACCTGGCAAATGAACTCGCCGTCTTCGACCGCTTCCTCCCATCGGTCGGCGATCACGACGCCGGCTTGAACCCAGAACGCGACGCGGCCGATCACGAAGAGCCGCACGTGTTTCTCCTGCACGACGCCGGCGGGCGGCGGGCGCTCGCCGGGCTCGATGTCGCGCGAGAGCTTCGTGTTGGGATACTTCTGCGGGAGGGCGATCCGGAGATCCTTCGCGACCGCATAGACGCCGTCGATGCGCGAGGTGTCGAGAAGCCGCTTGTCGGGGTTGCCGCCCGTGTCTTTGAAATACGACGTAACCGGGCGCTTCGGCTGCGGCGTGCCCGTGCTCGTGTACGTCACCGGCGTGACGCCGTTTTGCAAGAGATCCTCGACCTGGACGTCGGTGGGTCCATCGGCCGCGAGATCCTTCGGCCCGTAGAGCGTCGCGCGGTAGGGCATCTCGATCCGGTTGACCGCCGGATCGATCGCGATCTCGCGCGCTCGAGCCCCGGCTTCGGCGCCGGCGAACTCGAAGCCAAAGCTCCGAGCTTCCTTCGCGTGCACGAACTGCAACGGCCCGTAATTCTGCTGCGCCGAGCCGAGCTTCACCGCGGTAACCGAGCCGGTCGAGCCGACGATCGCGCGCTGCAAACGCGCGTTGAAACCCGGGCCGTCGTAGAGATCGATGTGCGTCTTGAGCCGGCCGGGCACGGTCGTCGACGCGGCGGTATGGATGTCCGTGTTGCCCGTCGCGGCGTTGACGATGAAATCGTATTCGCTCGGCGAGACGGTCGTGAGGGCGGTCGCGATCGCGCTCTCGGTCGTGCCGCCGGCGAAGGTGGCGGCCGACGGGGTGACCGTGCCGCCCGCGCCGCCGGTGACGTAGACAGCGACCTTCGTGTCGTTGCCCATCGTGCCATTGAGTTTCCACGTGCCGGTCACGACCGCGCTCGCGCCGGCCGCGTTGTCCCACGTGATCGGGAGGTCGTCGCCGAGCGCGTTTAGCGCGTCGCGGAGCTTCGTCGCGCCGGCGATGTCGGTCTCGCCTGCGTCCCACGAGATCGTAGCCTCGCGGCCGGCGACGTCGGTGAGCACGGTCCGAGCTGCCGACGGCGGGCCGGCGGCAAACGTGATCGTGATCGTGGCGGCGACGCCCGCCGCCTCGACCGGTGCGACGAGGTCGACCTGCGCGAGCTTGTGCTCGGCGAAGATCGCCTTCGCGGCGAGATGCCCCGGCAAGCCCGCGCCTAGAAGCGTCTTGACCTCGTCGGGTCCAGAGACCGCTTTGCGCACGTCGGTGTCGTCGGCGATGGTCCCGACCGCCGCGCGCTTGCTCGCGAGCAGGAGGATCTTGCTCGCACCCGAGCCCGGCGAGCTCACGCCCGCGAGCAAGTTGATCAGGAGTCCGAGACCCGGGGTGCGGACGCTCGGGGAAATAGCCTTCGGGATGGGCATCGACGTGTCTCCTTACCGGCGGCGCCCGGTTTGCGGCGGGTTGGTAACCATCGAGCTCGGCATCGTGCCGGGCGTCTCGCTCGAGCCCTCGGCCGGTCGGTCGACGATGGGCGTCGCGCTCGCCGCCGCGGATCGCTTCTCGGCATCGGCGCGCTTCTCGGCAGCGGCGAGCTCCGCGTCGCGAGCTTTCTTCGTCGCGGCGTCGGCATCCTTCGCGCGCGCGATCTGCCCTTCCATGTAGGCGACGAAGTCTTCGTGCGTGCGCTCGACGAGGGCGCCGTCGCGCACCGCCTCGCCGTACTCTTTCGCGTACCGCGCCGCCTCTTGCTCCGTGATCGCGACGACCTCGTCGTGGTCGTACACGACGCCGCCGACGCCCCGCCAATCGCGATCGGTGACTTGCTTGCCGCCGCCGACGTCGCGCGGGGGGAAGCGATCCGGCATGTTGCCCGTCACGCGCCGGGCGCCGATGTAGCTCGGCGCCACGATGCCGCCGCCCGATCCGTAGCGGGTCACGAGATGCCCCGCCTTCGAGGAGAAGTAGCGGGCGAAGCGCGGGATCTTCGCCTTCGGCTTGCTCGCCTCGAGCGGTCCGGTCGACTCGTCGGGCGCGGTGCGCGCCTCGGGCTGCTCGGTCTCGGTCGGCATCGTGCTCTGGTCGTCTCGCTTTGCCATGGCTGGATCCTCACTCGAAGGGCGGCGGCGGGGTCGTCGGGTCCATGTCGTAGGCGATGCCATCGATCACGGGCAACGGCGGCGTTTCGGCCGTCAGGTATGTGTACTTGGTCCGGAGCCAATCGGCGAAGCTCCGGTCGTCGACATTCTCGACGTACGCTTCGGTCGTGAACGAGACCGAATAGACGTACGTCGCTTCCTCGATGCCCTCGACGTTGCGCCCGATGACCGTGATCGGAAGGCTCGACACGACGTAGCCGTCGATCCCCGTTCCCTGCGTCAACGCATCCTCGAGGAAATCGACGATCGCCATGCCTTCGGCGGTGCGGTTCTCGTACGCGTCGCCCCTCGAGATCGCCACGTAGAAGCGCCACGAGTCGGGCCGCATCGCCCCGTTGCGGCCCTTCGGCGCGTGCGCTCCGCTGCCCTGCCAGGACAGCACGACGGCGGGCAGGGCGCCGCCCCCGAGCCCCTGGAAGAGCTCCCGCATGGCGCCGCCCGAGAGCCCCTCGGGCCCGTGCACCGCGCTCTTGACCGACCCGAGCCCGACCGCGGCGAGCCCGCCGGCGAGGGGCGAGGCCAGCACGCTCACCGGCTCGACCCCGATGAGCGGTGGATCCCACCGCACCTCGGTGCCCGCGGGGAGGTTCTGTGCGGGCCCGCCGAGGATGCTCTCGACCGGCACGGCGACGCCGGCGACCGAGAGCGCTGTCGCCTCCGTGACGCGCAGGGGGCGCTTCGGATCGATCTGGCGAGAGCCCGCGGCGCTCACGATGAGCGGCAATCCGACCGATCCGGCGGGGAGCTCGGGCGTGCCGGCCGTCGACTTGACCGTGAGCGTGCCCGTCGCGCGCGTCCCCATGTTCGGCTGCACGATGCCGAGCAAGGCGCGGGCGGTGTCGAGCGTGCGCGAGAGGCTCACCCCGTCACCGCCTCGAGGATCAAGTCGACGGCTTCGTCATAGACGCGCTGGTTGAGATCGTACGGCGAGCGGTAGGGCACGCGCTTCCGGGGCGCTTTGCTCACGTGATAAATCGCGTAGCTCGTATCACTCGCCGCCTCGGCGAAGTCGCGCCCGAAGTAGGCGCGATGCGAGCCGGCCCACCGCCCGGTGTCCTGCAAGATCTTCGCGCCGCGCCCGCCCTTGCGACGAGCGGCGATAGTCGCGGGCGCGAGCGGCGGCCACTGGCCATCGCCCTCCGCCTCGAAGCGGTCCGAGACGGCGGCGACGAGGTGCTCTGCCACGGTCGACATGACCTGCGACAGATCGCCGCCCCGTTTCTCGAAGCGCTTGATCTCCGCCTCGAGCCCCGTCGTGTCGACGTCGACTTCGAACTCCGCGGCGCCCACGTCAGAAACTCCCGGGGCCGCGCGGGTTCGCTCTCGAGGCTCCGAAGATGAAGGCGTGATCCGCCGGCGCGCTCGAGTAGCTCTCGACGATCACGTTGTCGCCCGACGTCTCCTCGGCTTCGACCCGAAGCTTGCCGGCCGCGATCTCGCGCAAGCGCTCCTCGCCCCGCTGCACGTAGGGCGCGAGCAAGCTCTCGCCGTTCGGTCCGACGAACTCGGGCTTACGCGGGCCCATGAGACCGATCGCGATGCTCGCCACGTAGCCG